ATCTCCGTTTTGATCTACGATCCGCATTGTGAGTTGGCCTGTTTGGAATGTGTCAGTAAATGCGTTACGGCCTGTGCTGGTTTGTACGTAATTAACTCGATCAGATACATCCACAATTACAGCTACAGCATCGGCCAATACGTTTACACCTAATTTACCAATATCAATCTGCATGGCTTGGGCAGTGCTAGGCCCAGTAGAGAAGTTAATTATTGCATTGATTGTTGGTACAGCCATCACGTACCGCCAGATAGACCGCCAGCAGGTGTGGTGCCACGCCCTTGTTTATTGATTTGCAATATCGTGCGTTGGATGGTGTCGGTTAGGTCTTGTTCGGTTAATACTGATCCAGCCACGTTTACAGTTATATCGCCACGTTCGCCTGCTCTATATGCAGAGTAATCTGCTGCCATAGTCATAGATGGAGTTGGGATATAACTTACTCCACCACTGCTAGGTACATTACTCATCGATGTTGTGTCGCCACGCTCACCTGCTCGGTAAGTTGCCCAATCTGCAAAATATAAAGCGGCATTGGCTGCTTGGTTCATAGATTGAGCAAGTTGATTTGTCTGAAATGTTAATTCTGTATCTGCCAAGTACTGCTGTGCCTTAGCTGCGTTGCCGTCTAGGATTGCTAATTTCTCAGCAAGGCGTATGCGAGTCTCTTCATCGGTTGCCTGGTTTAATGCCAACATCAAGCCTATGCGCTCTAAATCGTATTTATCTTTAAGTTTTTCTAATTCTGTTTTTGCTTTAATTTGATCGTTTTCTAATTTGCGTAAAGTTGTACCTTGCTTAATAACTTTGTTTTGAACAGATCCAACTTGACCGAATGGTGTGCCAGTAAAAGTGTCGGATTTTCTGACAAACTTACCACCAATTTTTACAGTGTTATTAGGATTTAATATACTTAAAAACTCTGCAACGTTAGTAATATATCTGCCTAAAGTTTCAGATGCACTGACCAATTTTGCTGTAAAAGTTTCAATACTTGTATCGCCACTTAACGCCTTTAACGCATCTAATAAACCTTTGCCGATAGCCTCTTTAGATTCATCTACGGCTACAGTTAATTTAGCCATGTCGCCTGCATAGCCCTGTATAGCTGCAGATGCCTGACCAGCAAAGTTAGCATTTAGCGTTTTTTGTATATCTAAGAATGATGCGGATTTTAATTGTGCCTTACTTAAACCAACGCCTAACCTGCCAAGTGCTGCATTATCGCCCATATAGGCTTTAGATAAACTGGTGGCTACTGTAGTGAGATCTTTGCCTGTGCCAGCGGATACGTTTAAGGCTGTTTCAAATAGACTTTGAGCCTTTGCTACATCTTTTGTGGTAATAAGTAATCGTTGAAATCCTGGCATTAAGTTTTCATCTACTATGCCAAATTGTAAAGATAAACTCTTTAAGTAATCCTCTATGCCTGGTTGTTCAAACTCTAAACCTAGATTCTTAACAGTTGTACGTAATTTAGCGGCAGCCTTCTCGGATTCAATAAACGCATTAACTGCATTTTTAGCAAATGATGCTACCGCTATGGTGCCAAACACCTTTGCAAAGGTTTTGCCTAATTTTTGTGTAGCTGCATCAAATTGTGATATTTCCTTTTTGCCTTTAGCAAGTGCCTTACCATTCCAGGTGGCTAAAGCCGATACAACTAAACTTGGTGGTTTTGCCATTATGCAACCTTCTTAATTTGTCCATTGTTAAATCTAGTTGCAACTTTATCTATGGCTTTAATAACAGCAGGTATGATGTTATTGCTTTCTTCATACCATGCACGATAAATCGCTCTACCACGTTGATTGCCTTCGCCCTTTAATTGGCTAAGATTCTCTGCTGATTCTATAAAGTGAATACCAGCATTAGGGTTAAGACTTTTAGAATTAGAAGATCCTCTAGGGTTTTTGCGACCAGCGGTTTCAAATATTGCACCAGATGCAGATTTATTAGCCACAAAATTATTTAGGCTGAATCCTGATTGATTACGCCTGGTAGATCCTTTGGAATAATAAACGCCATTCCTGGCTACGTCTTGATCGTAAAATGGAAAGGCTCGATATTTTTGCTCAGCTGTAACATTTATCTTGGCCCAGCCTGATAATACTTCTGAATTGCTTGGTAAATAACCTTTGGCTTTATCACGTACTGGAATCATTACTGCTTTAATTTCGGCTTGCATTTCTTTGTTCAAATTGCTATCTACGGCATCCATAGCTTTAATGAGTTCTTTAACGCCTGTAACGTTTATTGGCACGTTGAATCTCCTTAGCTCTATCCGTCAATACTTGGATGATAGCCCGATACATTTCTGTATCCATCTCAATAAACTCTTTAGGCGGTATCCCAGTCTCTACAGATAATTGTGCGATGCTGTAAAGGATTGAATCCCGCTGTATTATTTTTTTTCTTCGTCTAATACCTCGACAGTTTCTAGGCTGTCAATAAACTCAATTCCCCATAAAGGTATCTGAGCGCCAGCCCTGCGTAAGCATTCATAAGCCAGCCAGAATATCTCTGTTTGACGTTCATGCTCACGCAAGACCTTGCTAATACCTGATCCGTACTTTAACTCGAAAGCGTACTCGACACCTGGTGTTATCTTATGTTCTGATACTTCACCATTAGCCCTTGTTATCTTTAGCTTTGCCATTATTACTCCTTAATTAAAATGCCACCGATGGTGACACTGTTAGTGTGGAGTTCATTGTAAAGGTTACAGATGAAGATGCAACATCTCCCACGCCTGCTGTGCCGACTGGGGTTAGGTTATTAACCAAGATGCTGAATTGATATGAAGGGTTAGCAGCTGATACGGCAGTGCCTTTAACTGTAATGCATGATACAGAGAGGGTCTGACCAAATGCATCGTTAAGGGTCTGCATAACCTGGCTTGCTGCCCAGTCATTTAGAAAATCAATAGTGAATGTGCCAGATTGTAGGCCAGCCACAAATTTGTGGGCGGAGTCTCCCATTGCTGTTACTTCCAGTTCATCTACTATCTGGTTGATTGTTACACCAGTTACATATGCGCTGATGTCGATTGAAGGTGTGGTTTTGGCAGCATTAGTAGCCAACTTAACACCTACGTTATTGTTTAGATAGATTGCCACGTGTTATTCCTCGTCTTTCTTTGTTTGTGCAGTTGGTTTTGGTGCTTCTTTAATTTGGCCTGTCTTGATTAAGAAGGCTAAGTCTTCTGCTTGTGTACTCATTTTAACTCCAGCTCGTTAGGATTGATACTGTTATTTCTGATGTTAATAAATCTCCACTAGCTGCGTTAGTTATAGCTGGAGCGGAGACACTTGATATGTTTAGCACTAGGGATGATGCTGCTAATTTAGTTACTACTGCCACAATAAAATCTTCCATGCCTGCAAGGTTTCCCTGGTTATCAAATGCAGGTGCTGTTATTAAAACTTTGAAATTCGCTAAAGGTGCTATAGATATTTGATCGTTATTGTTAGGCACAATATAAGGATCGCTAGGGGTGATAACCACGCTGTTTGCGAGTAATGTTGCGGGTGGATATGCAAAGGTAGACCATACGCCTGCATTGGCTAGGTCTGTTGCTAGTGTGCCACGTAATGTGGTTATTGCTGCTGTCATTAGCCGACCAGTGAATTAGGATCAGAATATGGCTGGATGAGACCACGCACTCTGTTTATCAGCTGATAACCCATCCGATATGGGCTTGCACTGATCCCATCCATGCCTACCCCACCAGTTTGGCTCACTTGACGTGCTTGCCAAATATCAACAGCCAGGATCATGGCTGCCTCTCTGATTGCGGGTACCGCACTGTAATCTGCTTCTTTAGTGTCAGGAGCTGATGCCTTACCACTAGGAATTATGCGATGGAATGGATCGTTTGCGTGTACTTCTGCAAATTGAATTATTGAATAACCTGTTGGAAAACTACTAAATGCGTATGAACTCCAAAATGCTGTTGCTATTGATACTGGCACTGTTGTGCCTGGCCATGCGCCTGTAATTACTTGTGATCCACCATAAGGATGGCCACAACCTTCTACGCTTATTGTTTGACCAACTACAAATATGCCTGG